GCCAGCTTCGAGTAGTCGCCCGAGGCAGCCAGCTTCGAGGAGTTGCCCGAGGCAGCCAGATTCGAGTAGTCGCCCGAGGCAGCCAGATTCGAGTAGTCGCCCGAGGCAGCCAGATTCGAGTAGTCGCCCGAGGCAGTTTCAGCAGCCGGCATGTCCTTCACGAACGCCAGCATCCACTTCACGGCTTCGGTAATGATCTGCGGCAGACCGATTTCAGCCTTCAGCGTGATGCGGCCAGCAGCGACCTTCGAGTCTTCACCATGGCGGCACAGTTCGCCGGAAAGCTCGACAGTGCAGAAGCGCGATTGCGTGAGATCGTAGTAGCCCCAGGTATCCATCGGATTTTCGCAGGCATGGAAACCAGATTCGCAGGCCACGACCTTGCCGTCATGCTCGTAGGTCTTGCCGATTTCGAACTGGAAATCGCGGCAGGTCAGGTCCTTGTTGAAGGCCTTGTATGCGACTACGACTTCTTGCTTTTCTTGCTCTTGCATTTTCTTCCCCTCGTGTTTTTGGTTGGTCACTGCTTGCTGCCGTAAAAGTTCGCAGCCAGATCGGCGTCATCCAGTGCGGACATGCGGTAGATGCACGCTTGCCCGCAGACTTCCTGACGCCTTTCGATCTGCAGCACATTGCCGAAGTCATCGATCACGTCGAAGACCATCGGGTAGCTGCGGTCGCCGTAGTGGTGGAGGATCACGATCCGGGGCCTCAATCTGCGGTGTAGTACCTGAGCACCACCTCGAACCCATCCGCCGTAGGACGCTGCGCCACCACGGCCGGCGAGCGATACGGATCGATCTGCGACATGCGCACGTCAGCTGCGCGGCGCACTGCGGCCAACTCCGAGCCGGAGAACGTGTATTCGGTCACGCGGCCCGAGCGCGTCTGGCGGCAGGTCACGTCGGGCAGCGGAGCAATGATTCCGCGCAGGGCCGACTGCATTACGGGGTGAAGGTTGTGCATCGCTTGCTCCGGTGGTTCGTTGCTTCGATGACTGCAGTATAGAAAAGCTGGCCTATAAGGTCAAGAAAAAGTGTCCCGAGAAGGCGCGGTTTTCTGTACCCCTTTCGTGGGGAGGCAGGAAAGTTAGAAAAACCGGACGAAAAAAAAGCCCGCTCGGAGGCGGGCTAGGTGAACGCGGGGAGAGCGTTACAAGGATGAGTCCCTGGTGTCGCCTCCCGGCTTCGCTTTGTTAAATAGGCGGAGTGTCCCTTCTTCAAGCGTCGAGATCGCGCGCGTTGCCCCGGAAGTCAAAAAACGATACACGTTGAAGCGACCGCCTTCCAAGGCAACAGCGAGGCCAATGGGATTTTCCGTCTGAGCGACCTTGTCCATGGTGTCGTGATTTGTGATCAGATAGCGATACTGCTTCGCGCCCGCATAGGTACCCACTTCTCTATCACACACAAGCGAAATGGTCGCCGACCCAATCTTTGAATTAATGAGGGTGGGTATTTCGGCGCCTGGTTCACATCGGGTCGCTGTCACCAAATACCAATAGCACATGCCGGTTCTTGGAAGGCAAGCCTTCATGAGCCCGCTCATGCTGTCATTGAATGACGCAACGTATAGGTTACCTTCGGACGTCGTGCCTGACTCCCAGTCTCCAAATTTCGCAGCGTTTGCGGTTTGGGATATCAGACATGCAGACGCGAAGGCAGCCTTCATCCATCCTGGCGCTTTCTTGGGCATGAGGATCGTTTTCTTCACAGACGTGCTCCCATCCAAAAGACGCGCCCAATTATGGCAACCAGATCTTCCTTGTCGGGCGTAACAAGGATGTCCGGGTATTTGGCCTTGTCCGGATTGTCTGAGACGATCCAAACGCCGCCGCCTATCTCTCTTCTAAGGCGTTTCACGAGGATGTCGTGCTCCAGACGTACCACATGGACCTCATTATTCGCAAGCTCGCGACGGCTGGTGTCCACCAATAGAACCGCGCCATCCGGGATACGCGGCTCCATGCTCTGGCCATCTGCGTAGATCACTACGGCATCGGCTTCGCTTACCCCACTCTGGCGCAGGAAGTCGCGTCGGAAGGCCAATCGTCCCTTTTCGGTTTCGTAGAATACCAAGTTACCGGCCCCAGCTGACGCCTTTACATCCAAGCGCCGCAGCATGGCGAAGTCAGGAGGCACGCCCTCAGTCTCTTCCAGTAGTTCGCTGTCGGTCCTATCGTCTACAGGCAACGGCATGCCGGTGATGCTCCGGATTCTCAGCATCTGCGACCAGCTCGGTTCGTGCCGCCCATTCTCCCAAGCAGACACGTTGGCCTTTGAGACGCCAAGGGCTTCGCCCATCTGCGTCTGCGTGAGATTTCCTTTCTCGCGCGCTTCGCGCACCCAGTCCTTAAGTTCCATGTTCGGAGGGTACAGAATCGCTTGACCATGTTGGGCAATATTGTCTTGACCGTTGATTCCACATTTTCTATACTTGGGCCAAATGTACTTGTGAGCGCGAGCCATGAAAGAACATCCCATTGATGTAGCTGCTTCGATTGTTGGGTCCAAAGCCGCTCTGGGCCGGGCTCTTGGAGTTACCAAGTCCGCTGTTGATCAGTGGACCGATGAGGACCGCAAAGTCCCCGCCAAACATTGCCCGGCCATCGAACGTCTTACTGACGGCAAGGTCCGGTGCGAAGACCTCAACTCGGAAGTCGACTGGAGCTATTTGCGCCACGGCACCGATCCCGTTTCCGTGTGAGGACTGCGATGACCACGGAAACAGTTTCGGCCGATGAGGTTGAAAGCGCACGGAAGTTGGCTGCACGCAATGAAGGCGAGGTTTTGCGCGCGGTTGCACGGGTGACGCAAGCGCATGCAGCGACTTGCATGGGCGTTTCAGCCAGCACGATCAGCCGCACGCTCGAAGACCTTCAACGCTGGTCCCAGCTGCTTGCATGCCTTGGACTGCAGATCGCTCCTGTCGGCTCGATGGTGGTCGACTCCGAGGATCTGCGGTCGCTGAAGCGCATGGCGCTCCGCTACTTGGAAGCAGACCTGCAGCAGATCGCCGCACAGGGGTAGCGCACAGTGAGCGTTGAGGCCATTGCCTGGGCGTTGAAACAGCCCATCAAACAATCGTCCGCCAAGTTTGTTTTGGTGGTCATGGCCAACTGCGCCGACGGGAAGGAATTCATCGCGTGGCCTTCCACGGCGTATCTCGCGGAGGCAACCGGGCAAGATCGCAAGACGGTGTTGAAGAACCTCACAGTGCTTCGTGAAATGGGCTTCATTGCCGACACAGGGGAACGCAAAGGCGATACGAAACAGATCCCCGTCTATCGGTTAAACGATCCCGAAATTGGGACTGTTTCGACGGTATCAAACAGTACCGAAAACGGGACAGTTAAACAGTCCCAAAAACGGAACAGTCCCAAAAACGGAATAGTCCCAATTTTCCCGTCAAACAGTACCGTTTTTCCCTTGAAACAGTCCCAAAAACGGGACACGGAACCGTCAGAAAAGGAAGGAACCGTAAATACTCCGTCGCGTGACCGCTCCGATGTGCTTGGTGTTTCGGAGTTGGTTGCGGAGGGTGTGGACAAGCAACAGGCCAAGGATTGGTTGACGCTCAGGAAGGCAAAGAAGCTTCCGCTGACGCCGAGTGCTTGGGACCACGTGAAGACCGAGGGCGGCAAGGTCGGGATGAATCCGGCTCAGACGGTTGCATACGCAGTGGGATCGAACTGGGCTGGCTTTAAAGCGATTTGGATGAATAACCAAGCCGCTGCGCCGCAACAGATGCAAAACAGATTTGCCGGAGCCAAGTAGCCATGACCCCCACCGGTGCCGCCCCGATCCTGCAAGCCCGAATTCAAGGCAAACGCCCCGCCGATCTGCTGATCGTGTCGATGGTCGGCAGGCTGAACGAGGTGAACCCGGTGATCCTGGCTGACGGCAACGACTGGCGGTTTGTGGAAGGGCTGCAAATCTGCGTGTTCACGAAGCGGGGCAAGCCGTTCCGCGAGTTGTGCAAGCAGATCGCCTACAACGGCCCGCAGGCGCTGTGGTTGTGGGACGTGGAAAACCGGGAAGGGGCGACGGTACGCCTGCTGCTGGACCCGGAAAAGATCGACAAGAAGCGCTTCACGATCGATGACTACGTGCTGGACATCGAACCGTGGGGCCGGATAGCAAACCGAGATTTTGAGGACGTGTGATGCAACTGCTCGATGATGATCTCGACCTGAGCGAATACCTGCAGGCACCGCAGGAAGCCCACAAGATCCGCAGCGCGGCGGATTGGGCGGACGACGTGATCAACTCGTTCTACAAGCCGCGTAACGCCCCGAATGCGGTTTTGGGGTTTTCCAAGACGGATTTCGACTTCGAGATTCGCCGCGGTGAGGTCACGCTGTGGGCGGGGATCAATGGCCACGGCAAGTCGCAGTTCGTCGGGCAGGTCGTGCTGAACCAGATCCTGCGCGCCCAAAAGGTCTGCGTGGCCTCGCTGGAAATGGCGCCGGCCCGGACAATGGCCCGCATGTCGCGCCAGGCTTTCGGTGACGACCGGCCGACCCAAGAGTTCATTCGCACGTTTCACCGCTGGACCGACGGCAAGCTCTGGCTGTACGACCACGTAGGCCCGTGCCGACCGGAAATCATCGTCGCCCTGATCCGCTACGCGGCAGACACGTTCGGGATCGACCAGTTCGTGGTGGACAACCTGACAAAGGTGGTCGACGGTGAGGACAACTACAACGCGCAGAAGGACTTCGTGAACCAGCTGTGCATGGTCGCCCACGATACCGGCGTGCACATCCATCTGGTCGCCCACGTCCGCAAGGGGAGGTCCGAGAAGGATCAACCCGGCAAGTTCGACGTGAAGGGCGCAGGCTCGATCACCGATCTGGTGGACAACGTGTTCATTGTCTGGCGCAACAAGGCCAAGGAAGAGGCGATCCGCGCCGGCAATCTGAACTATGACCGCAACGAGCCCGACACCATGCTCCAGCTGGAGAAGCAGCGCAACGGGGAAACGGAAGGCCACTACCGATTTTGGTTCCACCCGGCGTCGCTGCAGTACCTGGAGACGACCGGAGAAACCTCGCACCAGATCTCGTTTGGGAGCGACGAATGAGCACCGCCTTCCTGAACTACAGCGCCGGTATCTGCTTTCTGACCGTATCGGCTGTGCTGGTCAAGTGGGCTTTCCTATGACCGACGCAGAGTTCCAACGCATCCTGACGTGCGCTGATCCGGTGGCGCAGCACTGCCAGTGCGGCGCTTGCAAGGGCGGTGCTATCCACGCGAGCGACTGTGCTGTGCACAACGAGCCGGCGTATCGAAATGGGGCGTGTGATTGTGGCGCGATGGTTGGCGATCCGTGCCGCCCGCTCACCGATGCAGATGTCGATGCATGGCCGACAAGGAACGCAGAAACGGGTACGGCGCAAGCATCCCGCGCGCGCGAGAACGAGATTCCCGGAATGACGGTCGGCTTTTTCGTGCCGGGACAGCCCGTTGCGAAGGGGCGCCCGATTGCTGGCCGTGGCTACGGTGGTCGCGTGACGATGCGCACGCCGGAGAAGACGGTTGCCTACGAAGGGCTGGTTGCCCATGCCTGCCACGGTGCGATGAAGGGCATGGCGCCCATGTCTGGCCCGCTGAAGCTCGACATCGACATGCGCGTGTTGATCCCCGCCTCTTGGTCGAAGAAGAAGCAGGAGAAGGCGCGTGCCGGCATCGTACGGCCGACGAAGAAGCCCGACTTAGACAACGTGGTCAAGGGGCTGTGCGACGGCATGAACGGGATCGCATACGGCGATGACTCGCAGATCGTGCTGCTGACCGTTCGGAAGACGTACAGCGATGCACCTGGCGTCCAAGTGTTGCTGCAAATCCTGGAAGGGGAATCGGCATGAGGTGGCTACTGACATTCATCGGCGCCTTCGTGACTGTTCTCGCAATTGCCGGCGCGATGGGGATCGGCCACTTCCGAATCTATTACGGGCCGCATGCGCCCGTCTGTAAGACCACCAACTGACCAAGGGAGAACCCATGACCAATCCCAAGATCACCAAGTGCCCGAGCCCAAAGTACCCGGAATACCGCGCGGACAAGGCGCTGAGGATGGCTCAGGAGCGGGCTGCCAAGGTTCAACCGCCGATGATCTCGCTCGCATCCAAGGTGCCGAACTACCGGATTGGAGACTGATATGACCGCCACCCTGATTTTCACGGCCGGCCTGCTGATCGGCGCACTGTTGGGCGTATCCGTCATGGCGTTCATTCAGGGCGCGGCTAGGCTTGGCGAGGATGACTTGCCGTTTGACCGTGTAAAGGTCGACCAGGACGGCGAAAGCACCCCCGCGCGGAACCAGTGGGTCAACGCCGGCGCCAAGGCGCCGCATGTGGAGTAGGGCGATGCGACATCAGCGGGAAGACGAATCGGTGCATGACTACGTGGTCAACACAATGCGCGAGCAGCGTGAATATGTGGAGCGGTGGAACATCGTTAGCCTGGTTGGCTGGCTGGTGGTTGGTGGCGGGGCGCTGCTGTTCCTAATCTGCACCGGCGTCTGGTGTTCGATCAAAGGAGGCTGCTGATGCACCCAATTTTCTGGCCGTGGCTGGCCTTCTACTTCGTTATGCGGGGGTGGTGATGCGTATCTGGGTGACCTACGAAACCGCCGACGGCTTCAAAAAGGAGCGTGTGCCGGCCGGTGTCTGGACTGACGACTACGCCTACGTCGAGAAGAACTCGCCTCGGTGGCAGTGGGAGGAACGCGAGGTGGAACAGGTTCCGGACGGCGTGGTGTTGCAGCGGCTGAACAAAGGGGCGTGATGTTTGGAATCGGATACCCGTCGCTGCCAAGCGACTACTACGAAAGCCTGCTACGTAGTCAACAGAATCTTGGTTCTGGCTTGGGGCCACTGGCACAAGCACAGGCGCTGAACAACATATTCGGTGGCGGACAGACCAAAGAAGCCGCCGATTCCGAACTACTCGTCTTACTAACTGGAGATTGACCTATGCGTCTGAAGCCCTTCAAAGAAATCATCGCCATGTCCAAGGAAAAGCTGGACGAAGCACTCGCGCCCATCCGCGCCAAGCAGGTGCAGACGCAGGCAGAACTGGAAATGGCGAAGATCGATGAGACGTTGATCTCGACCGAGGCGGAAATTCAGGAACTGTGCTCGCAGAAGCAGATCGACTTCGACAAGCTGCTGAGGCTGATGGACAAATACGACTTGGCAGAGCGGCGCCGGAAGCAGTACCGCAAGATCCTCGAAGACCTGTTCCCGGCATGACCTACCGCAGCGATAAGCTACGCCGCGATCATGGCGCTCTGCTGCGCATGCCATGCAGAACTAGACCAAGGCCGGTCGATGACAAAGGCCGAGAAGTACAACGCACAGATGGAGTGGATCGCCAAGACGAGCGTCGCGCTGGTGGAGCGCGGACTGTTGGAAGTGGCTTGATTGACGGGGAGCGGGAATGTACACAGCTATGCCAACCAGAGAGGTCAGACAGTCGGCCCTTGCCGCGTACAAATACGATGCGCTGGACGAGCTTCTGTACGACTGGTTTTGCAGCGAGCAGGGATACCAGCCGGTGGAGGGGTACGCCCGGGCGGACTCGACCTGCGCAAACGCTCGGGCGTCAGACCAATACCAGGACATCGGCGATCTGATCGAACAGCGCGTGCGGGCATACGTCCTGCCGACGATCCGGTCAGCCATTGACGAACTGGACGGGGATGATCGGCTGGCGATAATGATCGAGATGCGCAACCGGATGGGGCCGCAGGTATGGCGGAATCCACGGGCTGGTGCGAATCAGCCGGCTGCGTATGCAGGGGCTAAACTGGCGGTTTCGGTAATCCTGCGGCGGAAAGGGGTGGAATGGTGAAACCCCTTGTAAGCCGCTCTGATCTGTACTATCATCGCGGCCAGAGGGGGAAAGTGTCCCCAAAATAACCCGGCCTGGAGCAATCCTCGCCGGGTTTTTGCGTTCCGGCCTCAGCGGAGGCCACCCCCTCAACTTGTCTCATCACTAGCCCGAAAGGCTAGTTTCCAACCGCCTCCGGGCGGTTTTTTATTTCCGGAGTCCTGAAATGCCCCGCAAGCGCGACCCCAACAAGCCGGCCGGCCCGACGCCGCTGGTGTTGGAGGGCGATGCAAAGCTGGCGGTGCAGGAAAAGATCTGCGAGCGCATCGCCGACGGTGAGCCACTGAAGGTGATCTGCCGAGAAGAGGGAATGCCCAAGTGGCGGACCGTCTACGACTGGATCAAGGCTGATCCGGAGTTCGCCGAGCGAATGGAGGTAGCCCGACAGCTTGGCTACGACGCCATTGCCGAGGAAACGCTGGAAATCGCGGATGACGGGCGGAACGACTGGATGCAGAAGGTCGAGGAAGACGAGGCGCCTGGCTGGAAGCTCAACGGCGAGCACGTCCAACGCTCGAAGCTACGCATCGACACGCGCCTGAAGCTGCTGGCCAAGTGGCACCCGAAGAAGTACGGCGAGAAGGTGACCGCAGAGCATGTTGGCAAGGACGGCGGACCGATCCAGGCCGCTCACACGTTGGACGTATCGAAACTGACCGATGAGCAACTGCGCGCCATCAGCTCTATCCCGCTTGACAGCGAATGATGTGATGTCCGCGCGCCGCGAGTTGGCGCAACGAAGCCTCACCGATTTTTCGTGCATGGTGGACATTCCGACCGTGCCATTGACGGACGAGGCCGACGAAGACGCGTTCAGCGTCATGAAGCTCGACAAGTTGGCGACGCACCACGCGCTGCTGCTGTCGAAGTTGCAGGGAATCGAGGATGGTTCGATTCCAAACCTGATGGTGCTGATGCCGCCGGGTAGCGCGAAATCGACGTACAGCGACGTAGTGTTCGTGCCGTGGTTCATGGCGCGCAAGCCGAGGCGAAACGTCATCCTCGCCAGCTACGCCAGTGACATCGCGAAGAAGCAGGGCAGGCGGGCTCGGCAGTTGATCCAGTCGAAGTCGTTCTACAACCTGATGGGCGAAACCCTGAAGGAAGACCAGAAGGCGGCGGATGAGTGGGCGCTGTCGAACGGCTCCGAGTACATGTCGGGCGGCTTACTGTCTGGCCTGACTGGTAACCGCGCGGCGCTTGGCATCCTGGACGATCCGATCCGGGGGCGCGAGGCAGCGGAGTCGGAAACGATCCGCAACAAGACGTGGGACGCATACATCGATGACTTCTGCTCGCGCCTGATCCCCGGTGCGCCGCAGGTCATGATCCTGACTCGCTGGCACGAGAATGACCCAGCCGGCCGCATCCTGCCGGAAGGGTGGGACGGGCAGTCGGGCTGGTTCGATGGGCGAGACGGCCGACGCTGGTATGTCATCTGCCTGCCGGCGATTGCCGACCGCTTGGACGACCCGCTAGGGCGGCAGATAGGCGAAACGCTATGGCCTGAGTGGTTCAGTCTCGCGCATTGGGAGCCGTTCAAGCGCAACAAGCGCACGTGGTCGAGCCTGTACCAGCAGAAGCCATCGCCTGATGATGGCACGTACTTCCAGCGCGACTGGTTCAGGCGATACCGCCCAGGCGAGCAGCCGAAGAACCTGCACCGGTACATGACTAGCGACCATGCGCCGCAGGGCGACGCGGACAGCGATTACCAGTGCGTGCGTGTGTGGGGCGTCGATCCGGAGGGCGATTTGTACATGCTGGACGGCTTCCGTGGGCAGATCAAGATGGACGTGCTGGCCGAGCGTGTGATTGGCGTGCGGGCCGAGGCGAAGAAAGGGCTTATCGAGAAGCACAAGCCATTCGCGTGGTTTCCGGAAGACGATAACAACTGGAAATCGGTGGCTGGCTTCGTGGCGAAGCAGATGCGGTTCGAGCGCCAGGCATGCCGCATCGATCCGATCTCGCCGCACGGCAGCAACAAGCAGGTGAAGGCGCAGGCGTTTCAGGCGATGGCGTCAATGGGCCGCGTGTGGATTCCAGAAGGCCCGGAAGGTGACGACGTCATCGAGCAATACCTGAAGTTCCCGGCCGGCAAGAACGACGACGAGGTCGATGCAGCAAGCCTGATTGGCCGCGCACTGGCAGACGCGCACCCCGGGATTGTGCCACCCGAAGAGAAGAAGCCATCTGGCGACAGGTGGGACAGAGCATTCAACAGGAACGACGACGATGAAGACAGCTGGAAGGTTTCATGATCCGGCGGGGCGCTCCCATGGCTGAAGCTGATCGCGCCGCGCAGAGCGTCGATAGCTACGGCATGGGTGACGACGTCATTCCTCGTCTGTGCCGGTGGTTCGAGGAAGCCGAGAACGAGACCTACGACGCACGCCAACTGGCGGAGCGCGACCGCGACTACTATGACAACGACCAGTGGACGCGCGAGGAATTGGCGATCCTGCGCAAGCGCAAGCAGCCCGCCCTGACGATCAACTACATCAAGCGGAAGGTCGAGTTCCTCCGGGGCTATGAGCGGCGCCAGCGTAGCGACCCGAAGGCATACCCTCGCACGCCGCAGCACACCGACATGGCGGACGCCGCGACGGATTCGCTGCGTTTCGTTGCCGACCAGAACGACTTCGATGAGGTGCGCTCGCAGGTCTATGAAAACCTGCTGATCGAGGGGTATGGTGGCGCCGACGTTGTTGTCGAGCAGCATCCGTCGGGCGTTGACGTGTCGATCCAATACGTCCCGTGGGATCGCCTGTTCTACGACCCGCACTCGCGCAAGCCGGATTTCTCGGACGCCAAGTACAAGGGCATCGTCATCTGGATGGACAAGGACGATGCCTATGCCCTGTTCCCTGGCCGAGAGGATGCGATTGAATCTACTCTCGCCTCAGTCTCGATCTCGGACACCTATGACGACCGTCCCCGCTTCATGTGGTGTGACAACCGCCGCTCACGCGTGCGAATCGTCCAGATCCACTGGCAAGAGCGAGGCGAATGGTGGGTGTGCACGTACACCAAGGGCGGCGCTCTGATCGATCCGCAGCGGTCTCCGTATCTGGACGAATACGGCCAGTCGGCCTGCTCGCTGATCATGCGGTCGGCATACATGGACCGCGAGAACAACCGCTATGGCTCCGTGCGCGACCTCATCTCCCTGCAAGACGAGATCAACAAGCGCCGCAGCAAGGCCCTGCATTTGATGAACATGCGGCAGGTGATCGCCGAGCGCGGCGCTGTGGACGATGTCAACAAGGCGAAGATCGAACTGGCCAAGCCGGATGGCTACGTTGAGGTCAATCCATCCATGAAGCTGGAGATTGCCCAGACGCAGGATATGGCGTCCGGCAACTTGCAGATGTTGCAGCAGGCCACCATCGAAATGCAGGCATCAGGCCCGAACGCGGCGCTGGCCGGCAAGGACCCACGCGACCAGTCCGGGCGTGCCATCCAGGCGCAGCAGCAGGGCGGCTCGGTCGAGATAGAACCGCAGATGGACTCGCTGCGCCAGTGGACGCGCGATATCTATCAGGCCGTCTGGCTGCGCGTACGCCAGTTCTGGACCGGAGAGAAGTGGATTCGCGTCACTGACAGCGACAAGAACCTGAAGTGGGTGGGCCTGAACCGCCCCGTGACTCTGAAGGAAGAATTGAGCCGCATGGACCCGCAGAAGGCCGAGCAGATCGTCCAGCAGATGGGGCTGCAACCGAATGACCCGCGACTTGAAGAAGTGGTGCGTACCGAGAACGACATTTCCGGGCTCGACGTGGACATCATCATCGAGGAAGGCGCGGACGTCGTGACGATCCAGGCTGAGCAGTTCGCCCAGCTGGCGGACTTGGCCTCCAAGGGTCTTCCGATCCCGCCGGACGCGATCATTGAGGCATCGAGCCTTCGCAACAAGGATGCGATCCTCAAGGAAATGCGCGGCGAGGGCAAGAAGTCGCCGCAGGTCGCGCAGCTTGAGCAGCAGTTGCAAGAGTTGGGCCAGAAGTTCAACGAGTTGCAGCAGCAGGCCGATGACAACAGCGCAAAGAACGAGGTGGAGCAGTACAAGGCCGAGACGGGACGCTACGACGCTGAGACGAAGCGCTTGACGGCCACCGCGCCGGGCATGACGCCTGAGCAGGTGATCCAACTGGCAACGCAGGCGTTCATGGAGGCGATGCAAGGTGCCGGCCTGATGGGCGGCCAGCCAATGCCGCCGCCGGATCCGCCACCGATTCCACCGCAAGAAATGCAAACGAACCCGCCCACCGAGGCGGGTTTTTCTTTGCCGCAAGAAAGCGCCGGGCTTCTTCCCGGCCCCGCCGCCGGGGACTCGGGCGTTGGGCTGCCGCCGGGCTGAATCGGGCGTTGAGGTAAGCGAAAGATGGAACTCGATCAAGTGCTGAACGGTGAATCCGCGACGGATGAGCCGATGGGCGAACCGCAGATGCAAGAACCGCAGCAGGAGCCGGCACCCGCCGAACCTGCCTCGGAACCTGCACCTGCACCTGCTGCGCCGCCGGCGGCCGCACAAGAACCGAAGACTGTTCCTTTGGACGCTCTGGAAGCTGAGCGGAAGCAGCGGAAGGACTGGAAGGAAAAGGCACTGCGACTGGAAGGTGAGATGGAGGCATACCGCCGCCAGCAAGCCCAACAGCAGCCGCAGGAGCCCCAAGAGCCAGCCGATCCGATGCAAGTTGTACAGGCACAGGTGCTGAACGAGCGCTTCAACATGTCCGAAATGATCGCGCGCCGCGACTACACGGACTTGGACGAGAAGCTCGAAATCTTCGAGAAGGCCGCGCAGGCGAACCCTGCACTGGCCGCGCAACTGCAACGGCAGCCCCATCCGTGGGACTGGATGTACAAGGAAGCGCAGAAGATCCAGCTCATGCAGGAAATCGGGGGCAACCCGACTACCTACCGCGAGAGGCTCGAGAAGGAGTTACGCGAAAAGCTGATGGCCGAACTCGGCCAGACGCCTGCCGCCGCGCCTGCTCCGGCTGCCCCTGCCGCACCCGCCGCACAGATTCCCCAATCCCTGGCTACTGCTCGCTCCGCCGCCACGCGCACTGCGCCGGCGTGGACCGGGCCGTCGTCGCTCGAATCCATTCTGAAATCTCGTTGAGGTAAATCATGGCAGAAACCACCGCCCGCACCGGCTTGACGCCCCAGCAATGGGACGACAAGTTTTTCATGGAGTACGTTCGTGACAACCGCTTCAAGCGGTACATGGGCACGGACGAAAACTCGATCATCCAACTGAAGGACGACCTGACCCGCAAGCCGGGTGACAAGGTAACGTTTGCCAATGTCCGCAAGCTGCGCGGCGCTGGCGTGACCGGTAACCAAGTTCTGGAAGGCAACGAGGAAGAACTCGACAGCCGCTCCATGGCTGTGACGGTCGCACCCCTGCGTAACGCCGTCGTCGTCACCAATTGGGACGAACAGAAGTCGGCAATCGAGCTGCGTGACGCTGGCCGCATGGCGCTCAAGCTGTGGGCCATGGAGAAGATGCGCGACCAGATCATTGCCGCGCTCCACTCGATCAACGGCGTTGCCTATGGTTCGGCATCGGAAACACAAAAGGATGCGTGGCTGGCTGACAACGCTGACCGCGTGCTGTTCGGCGCATCGGTGAGCAACAACAGCGGCAACGATCACTCGGCGTCGCTCGCGAACATCGACAACACGGCTGACAAGCTGTCCACCGCCACGATCTCGCTCGCCAAGCGTCGCGCGCAAGCCGCATCGCCGGCTATCCGCCCGATCCGTCTGAACGAGGACGAGGAATGGTACGTGCTGTTCGCCAATTCGCTGGCGTTCCGTGACCTGCAACTGGACACGGCGATGCAGCAAGCAAACCGCGACGCACGCGCTCGGGAGGGCAGCGGGATGAAGGACAACCCGATCTTCACCGGCGGCTCGCTGGTGTGGGACGGCGTGATCATCCGCGAAATCCCGGAAATCCCGTACCTGCCGGGCGTCGGCGCTGGCGGCATCCAAGTCGGCGCCAACTTCCTCGTCGGTGCGCAGGCGCTCGGCGTGGCCTGGGCGCAGCGCACCAAGACCACCACGGATGTCCGCGACTACGGCTTCCGCAATGGCGTGGGTCTGCAAGAGATTCGCGGCATCGAAAAGCTGCTGTTCGGCAAGGGCACCGGTGACACCGATGACCTGATCCAGCACGGCGTCTTCACGATGTACAACGCCGCCGTCGCCGACGCCTGATGAATGGCCCCTCGGGGCCTTCTTCCACCTGATTCGAGGAACCTGAAATGGCAACTACTTTCAACTCCACCAACACGGGTGCGGCGAACGCCGTACCGGGCATCGGCGATGGTCATGGCATCAAGGCTGTGTGCGGCGTCTTTTCGCTGGCCGCTGCACTGGTCATCAACGATGTGATTCAAAGCCCGGTCATCCCCAAGGGGGCGACGATCCTTGACGTGATCGTCAACGTGACCGATCTGGACACTGGCGGTTCGCCGGCTATCACGCTGGATGTGGGCTATGGCGTGGACCCGGACTACTTCGTCCAGGCATCCACTATCGGTCAGACGGGCGGAGTCGTGCGTTCCAGCGCTGCCACCGCCGCGCCGCTGACGTTGACCGACAACGACACGGTTGACGTGCTCGTCAAGGCTGCCCCCGCGACCGGAGCCACCACCGGAACTGTCGCAGTGACCGTGATTTTCCTGCCCCCCAATGCCTGACGTCACCTTTACCGGTGAAGGGCGCCACGACCCGGAGCAAGTCACGTTCCGGGGCGTGGTGTTCCCCATTGGTGTGCCGGTCACAGTCTCGGAGGATGTCGCGGCCAAGCTGCGCGCCAATTCCCACTTCATGGTGAGCGACTCACCGGTAGAGGCGGCAGCGCCCGCCGAGGAAGACAACAATGGCAACGAAACGCGATCTGGCGATCACGCTCCTGCGAAAGCTCGGGGTCGTGGGCGACGGGCAAACGCCTGACGCCTCGGACATTCAGATCGCCGAGGAAAAGCTTGACGCCGTGCACGCCATCCTGCTCGCCAAGCGGAAGTTGCATTGGACGTGGGATGACGTGCCGGTGTATGCCAACGAGCCCTACGCCATGATGGGCGCGTTCCTGGCTGCTCCGGAATTCAGCGTTCCGCCAGATATCCGTATCTGGCAGGCCGGTGAATCGCTCCTGAACTCGGTAAATTCCGCGCCCATCACCGACGCGCCTGCGGCTGGGGAGTACTTCTGATGGACTATGCCTTCAGCATCGCCCTGAACGAGCCGCCGGGGCGCCGGGACATGGAAGCGTATGTTGGCGACGACTTCAACGTTGTCGCAAAGCTCTTTGCCAAGGACGGCGACGTCGATCCGGTGATGGACTTCACCGGCACCACGGTCGATATCCTAGTGGGCTTCCGCTGGGTTCCCCCTGGCAATACGATCGCAGGTGCGGTCGATCCTCTGACGGGCCAGATCACGTTCGATCTGTCGGGCGTTGACTTCAACCGTTATTGGGGTCGTGCGCCGTGGATCATGCGCGTGACGACAAACGACCGCCGGCGCGTTGTCGCGCAAGGATTCATCGTCGTGCACGGTGATTGTGGGCCGTATGCATGGCCGAATGACTACGGTTACCAGTGGTGGGGATGGTAATGGCCCGCTATCCTCTGGTCACTGCCGCCTACACCGCGCGCAGCAAGAAGGCGTCTGCCCAGCGCTGCGTGAACCTGTTCCCCGAACAGAATCCCCAGGATGCACCAGCGCCGTTCACGTTCTACGGAACGCCTGGATACACCCTGTGGAGCACAGTGCCGGGTGATGGGGCGGTACGGCTAGAGTATGTGTCGAGCAACGGCATTTTGTTTGCTGTGCGCGGTGCGCGCGTTTATCGCTACAACGCGGGGGCATGGGTTCAGGCCGGTGCGCTGGGCACGACGGATGGCCGTGTGGTGGCCGCCGACAACGGCACCAATGCAGTGTTTGTCGATGGGACCGTGCTAGCTCCTACCGTCAACCTGACAACCTTCACGGTTGGGGCGATGAGTGGTGACGGTTGGTATGGCGCCGATTTCGTCTACTTCCTGAACGGCCGGCTGGTGTTCAACAAGCCTGGCACGCAGCAGTTCTATTGGACCGGCCTCTACGCGCTGACGCTAGATCCGCTGGACTTCTCCAGCGCGGAAGGATCGCCGGATTCCATCGTGGCAATGCTGGTTGACCACGCCGAACTGTGGTTCTGGGGGCCGCAGAGCCTGGAAATCTTCTACGACAGTGGCGACGCTGATGCTCCATACCAGCGTGTGCAGGGTGCATTCAACGAAGTGGGGTGCGTTGCGCCGCACTCTGTGAATCGTCTGGACAACACGATTTACTGGCTGGGCCGTGACCGCAACGGCGGAAACATCGTGTTCCGAGCCGCGAACTACCAGCCGCAGCGGGTGAGCACGCACGCGATTGAGAAGGAATTCGACGGCTACAGCCGCACCGACGACGCGTTCTCGTGGACCTACCAGCAGGAGGGTCACACCTTCTACGTGTTGGTTTTCCCGACTGCCAGCAAGACGTGGGTATTCGATGTGGCCACCGGCCTGTGGCATGAGCGCGCGTATCGGAAGTTCGACGGCACGCTGATTAGGCACCGCGGCAACTGCCATGCATATTTCGACAGCAAGCACCTGGTCGGCGACTTCGAGAACGGAAACGTCTACCAGCTGAGCATGGACGTCTACCAGGACAACGGAGACGACATCGAGCGGTTCAAGGACTCAGCGCACACATCCAATGGCGTGCGCACCTTCTATTCACGCTTCCGGCTCGATTGCGAGGTAGGCGTTGGCAACGAAACCGGCTCCGACCCGAATGTCTGGATTCAGTGGAGCGACGATGGCGGCTATTCATGGTCGTCGTCAGTGATCCGCTCGTTGGGCAAGATCGGCGAGACGAAGAAGCAGGTCGACGTGACGCGTTGCGGTTCCGGGCAGGACCGCATCTTCCGCGTCGGCACGAGCGCCAACGCGCGGATCTCGTTCAGTGGGGCATTCGTGAACGTGGTGCCCGGGGTGGGTAACTGATGGCGCAGATCTCGCTTCCCGGCTACCGGGAGCCGCTGACAGATCCTGACGGCAACATTTCGCGCGCGTGGTGGCGCTTCTTCCAAGGGCTGGCGACGCTTACAGGTGGAGGGAACATCCCGGACCTGAGCGCGATCATTGCTGCGATTGCTGACCTGCGTGGCCAGGTGCAAGAGCAGGAGGTTTCGCTACAGCCGACAGCCGCACTAGAAGCGCTCCAGCAGATCGAGGAACTGGCAACGCGCCTGCGGGATGCCGAGAACCTGACGGGCTTGCGCTCGAAGGTGTCGGAACTGGAAGACCTGCTTCTGTCGCTGCCGACGCCGGCTGTACCGAATCAGGTGGAGTCGTTTTCGTCGCCGACCCTTCTGAATTCGTGGGTGTACTTCGGCTCGAACAGCCTTCCCGGCTATTACAAGGATCCGTTCGGGCGTGTGCACCTTCGCGGATTTCTTAAGTCCGGGACAATCGGAAATGCAATCTTCACGTTGCCTGTCGGGTATCGGCCGACGCTGCGAGAGTTCTTTGCTGTGGTCAGCAATGATCTGTTCGGCGCGTGCTACGTGGATTCGAACGGCGATGTCATCGCCTACAAGGGTAGCAACGTCTATTTCAGCCTGGACGGAATCACCTTCCGGGCCGCATAGGAAATACCATGGCAATCACATACACGAAGCTATTCCAGCCGACGATGCTAACCACGTCGGATGTGACGATCTTCACGGCTGGATCTGGCGTGCCGCCTACCGCATTGCTACGTGGCGCACGCGTGCGGCTCACGAACGTGACGACGAGCCCGCAGACCTACCGCCTGACATTCGTCCCCAGCGGCGGATCGGCGTCCGACACCAACATTTCCCCGAAGGATAAGTCTCTCGGCCCGCTCGATTTCATCGACATCGATCTACCGACTCTGGTCAATGGCGACGCCATGCTGGCGCGCGCTGGGGCCGCTTCGTCCATCAACATCCAGTTCATCAGCGGAGCCTATTTCACCCCATGAAGAATTTCATGCAACTCGCCGGAGGCGTCGACGTTCTCCCTTTGCTGCTGGCCATTCAGCGGCGCCCGGAACTGTGGCAGGAAGATGATTTCCTCCGGAACTACCCGCAGGGCCCGTTTGGCGAGGTGGAAACGATCTTCCTGCGCTTCCCGAAGCGGTTGGTTGGGATCTCCGATGAGGATGTCGAGCGCTACAAGAAAAACATGCTGCCCGGATGGGATCAGCACGAATCGATCGATTACCCGGC